CGTTGATGGTCTTTATGAATGGAGTCCTTGTATTTGGAATAATGATGAAGAGTTTCCTTATGATTGGAAATTATTTGGGGATTTTGTAAATCCTCAAACGCTAATATCTTTAGCTCTTCAATCAGTTGGTAGGAATTGGATGAATTTACCACCATTTTTGGAACATCTTGTATTGGATTTACCTAAACAAAAGGAATATCATTTAGGTTTAAAATCAAATCGAGATACTACTCACGGTTATTATAATTCTTCATATAAAGTAAGATTTTTGATTAATTTTGTTGATAATTTTGATGATAGATTTGATATATTATCTATGTTGCATTTATTTGATAGTGACCCAGATTGGTTATATAATGATCATAATATTACTTTATCTTTTAGTATTAATTCATGTAAAAAATTATTAGTAGAGATGGCGTTTGGTGCAGCTGGTAATAAAGGGTATTTAGGAGATCATTCTCAGAATGCTCTAGGTAAACCATTTTATAGGTATTTAACTAATTTTATGAAAGATTTAGCCTTGATGGCAATATGTAAAGATTATTCAGATTTCAAGAAGGCGTTATTATTGGCTCAGGGAATCGAATCTAATCCAGGTCCCGCTTCAGTTGATTATGCTAATTTTGCTAGTAAACAACCAAGTTATTATAATATTATAATTCATCAGAAAGTTAATGTTTTAGAAGATAGCTCACTAATGTGGTCTATTCGTATTGAGGTAGAATGTGATAAGAAGATATCTAGTTCGGTACATACTGGAATGAGTAAGAAAATAGCATATGAAGAATGTTATGCAGAGATCTTAAGAAATTTACAAACTAAAGACTTTGGAGCTTTACATGATATGGAGGATGTTTTAGAATGTTTGAAGATTCGATTTAAAAGACAAAATATTAGAACAAAGCCCTTGAATCATATTTGTATTAAGTGTAAGAAAAATTGCGCGCATGCAGAAGATGATAAATGTGCGTATGTACAGTGTGGGACTTGTTATAATGAAAATCCTATAATAGCACGTCATGAAATGAGTGAAATGGTAACTGAAAGTAGTCATGGAGAAGAAACATCATCTACATTGAAAGCTCTTCATACTAATTTGGTTTTAACAACAGAAGATTCTGAGGGAACACCGACAAGTGCGAAAATTTTGAATCAAATGAAAACAACAACTGAAAATATTGGAAATTATAGTAATTTAACAGCGCAGTGGTATTTAATTGATTCATTTGTTTGGGAAGTAGCTTCTACAGGTCTTTTACGTGAGTATCGATTACCAAGAGACATATTGGTTTCTAACTTGGCGGCTAATTCGCCACCATTAATACCATTTAATGTTAATTATTTATGGCGTGGAGATATTGAGGTGCGTATACAGACGAAAGCGCAAATGTTTTTGACTGGTCAGTTACAAGTATCAAGTTTTTATGAACTAGATGCGGATTTAAATGGAGATTTAAGAAAAAATGTTTTCACAGCATCACAATCAAATCACGTGTTAATCAATGCAGGAGGAAGTAATGATGCAGTATTAAGGATTCCCTATGTTAATAGGCAACCTTTTATTCAAATTAAAGAAGATAATTGGCAAGTTAGTAGACAATCATTGCTCAATATGGTAAATGTGTTGATACAAGTGTTAAATCCTTTGAGAGTTGGTACGGGTAGTAGTAGTGTAGATATTGCAGTTTTTATTAGATTTGTAGAATCAGAGTTTACAGGAAAAAGAGATGGGGCTATTGGGAGATTTCAATCGCCTTTCTCATCGCGATTAAATGTTGGTGATGCAAGACATGAGATGGATATTTTGAATATGATTGGAACAGGTATTAGAGTAGCAGAGAATGTTATTAGAACGGTTAAGGGAGGAAAACCTAAGAATATGGATAATCCTCCTATTGTTTTTCCTACAGATTATGTTATACCTTATGCCACACAAAATTGGGCAAATGGAACTAATATTGGTGAACCCATACGTACAGTAAGATTGGATCCAATAGGATCTACAGTTCATGATGATGTGTTAGAGAACATCGAATCTTTAAATCAGATATGTCAGATATTTGGCTTATTGCGCCAAGTTGACTGGTCAGAGAGTGATGCAGTTGGTACCACGTTATTTAGTTTTCCATGTATGCCTTTAGCATCCATTCCAGATTATATTGTTAATCCAGTAGTTCCGGATAGAGAGAGTAGATATATACCACCGGTAGGCGTAATTGCAAGTATGTTTAATTTATATAGGGGTCCATTAAAATTTAGAATGGATATGATAGCTAATAAATTTTATTTAGGGGGTTTAATTATGGGTTATGTACCGGGTATTACACCTGGAGAAGTAGTTACTAATGAATATCTTAGAAATAGTGC